GATCTGCCTGCGAGATCGCCTCGTAAGTGTCCTGCATCAGCGTGATCGTATCGGGGCCCTCATCGAGGATGATATCGACATCCAACTCGCCGATCGCGTTTCGCATCATGCCCGATGGCTGGCCATCAGGGCCGTTGAGCATTTCGTTGATCTGCACGAATTGCGGCTGGCCCTCGGCGTCGGTAATCCTGATCCACCGCTGATTGGTCCAGTACTTCTGCGCCGCATTGAACAGCGCGCGATAAACCCGCACCTTCCAGCCGCGCAGGTTGAACATGTAGGGGCCGAGCCCGGCCAGGCCGGCCTGCTGCAGCAGCGCAATGGCGCGGCCGCTCGATCCGCCGCTCGCCGCATCGCCGCCGATCATCGCCGAATTCGGGCCGAAGGTTTCGATTTCGGCCTTGGCATCCTGCATGAACTGCAGTTGCCCCATCACCGCGGCCTGCTTGGCCTGATCATCGAACCGGATGTCGTCCAGCGACGTGTTGACCAGCACGATGCCGTCGCTGCGCGCTGCCTCCCGCCGCATCGCCTCGATGTTGGTGTCGGCAATTGCCGACTTGGTGGCGATGATGCGGCGGTTGTTCAATTCGTGCAGCGCCTTCGATCGGCGCTGGTTGACCTCGTCCTGCGGCGACATAAGATTGCGCGGGAAACCATAGCGATCACCGTCATGATCCACGGCCGCGCTGAACATGATGTACTTGGCGATCGGCTTGTCGTGCTCGTCAATAAACGGCGACTCGCCTTGCATAAGGATCTTAGAGCCCGTGACCAGCGCCCACTTCCAGCCACCCTGTGACTTGTACCAAATATCAACCAATCGAATTTGCTTGAAATCGCCATTGGTCGCAAACCACCTGTTGTCGCGGTCGCTGTTGCTCATCAACTCGGTGTTGGCATCGCACGCCGCTTTGATGTCCTCCTCCATGCCGGGCAGCATTTCAACGAGTTGCTCCTCGTCGACGAACTTACCCATGCCGAGATAGCGCGCGTCCTCGAAATCGTGCTTGAACGAGCGCGGGTCATAAAAAAACCCGTCGTTGTCGACGGGTTTGAACATCACATCATAGTCAGGTTGCTCCTGCGGTGGCGAGCCGCGGGCTTGCTGCGGCGTCGGCGGCACCGCCTTGAGGTCGAGTTCGATGCCAGCAAGACCGTCCACTGCGGCGCTCTCGGTCACCACCGGCGTAACCGCGTTCCAATTGTTATTGTCCATCAAGTATCTGAGCACCGCGGTCGCCAGATCGGCGCCGGCCTGGTGCTCGGGCGTGCGCGGGAATGCCTTGGGGTCTTGCTTGAGCCGCTCGACCGTGCCGACGATGCCATCGATTTTCTGGCCGATCTTGTTGTACGTCACGATCGGTTGGCGCCGATCGTTGAATGTTTTGACCTGCTCGTTCGTCCACTGCGCGCCATGGCGATAGCGCCGCGCCAACTGCTGCTCCTCGATCTCCAGCCGCTTGCTGTCGAGATAGGTCGTGTAGGCCTTGACGCATTTTTCCAGCGGCCAAAAACCGTCCTTCTCGTCCTGCTGATCGAGATCCGCCGGCCCATGCCCGCGTGCGCCGCCACCGGCGGTCGTGCTGTAGCCGGTGAAGTTGACGACGTTGGTGACCGCCATGTCAGTAAGCCTTGTTGCCGATCTGCGTGGGCGGCATCGGCGGCCGCCCCATCAGCCCGCCGGGCTGCAGGCCGGGCACCGGCGGCGGCAAGGGTTCTGGCCCAGGTGACATGCCAGGGGGGACGGGCGGGGCGCCCGGGCCAGTGTCACCCCCGGGAGGTGGGGGCGGCATTGCAGTATCAGGGCCGCTCGTCGGGCCGGTCATGCCGGCGCCGAGGTTGCTCTGCATGAAGCCGATCATCAGCGGCATCACCTCGCCGGTTTCCTGCGGCGACAACGAGCCGACGAACGCGGCGAACTTTTCCATCACAGACATCACTCGCCCTCATAGGTTTGACGGCCGATCGACAGCGGCCACCGTGTTCTTGGTGGCTGCGGCGCATACTGCTTGGCCTGGTCTTCGTGCAGTTGCTGCGCGTAGGCATCGCTTTCCGCTGGCGTGCTGAACTTGCCGAGGTGCTGGCCGGTCTGGCGATAATGCGCGATCGCATCCTCGTCCGACATGATGTAGCCGTCAGGATGCACGGTCGGGATCAGCACCTCCTTGCCGTCGAGGTTCACGCCCATCGAGCGCACGGTGGAGATCGAGCCGTTCGGGTTCTTCACCACCGGCCGCTTGGTCAGGTCGATGTTGCCGGGTTCAAGTTGGGGCATCTATCTGCCCTCATAGCGTTGCCGGCCGATCGTCAATAATCCCGGCGGCCAGCCGGTCATGTCCGGTGTCGGCATAGCCGCCTCCTAGAATTGCCGCCAATCATCCGCCGCAGTGCTCTTACGGTAGACCTCGTAGCCGGACACATCCTCGGGCTTTGGCGGTTCTTTCACTGCAATCCACGGCCGGCTCATGCAAGCGTAGCGGCACTCGTCCGCGGCATGGTCCTCGCTCTCGGAATAGACATCCTCATGCCGATCGGGATCGTGTTGCAGAAATGGCACAGTCCTGATGAAGTCCAGACAGGTCGAGAACACGACCAGCATGGCGTGGCCGTCGTCGTTGCCGACCAGCCTGGCGCGCACCTGATCCCAGCCGCCGAGGTGCCCCATCACCCGCACCCGCATGTTGTCGGCCTTGCGGAACCAGACCTTGCCGCCGGTGTCGGTGCCCATGCGCTCGGCGATCGAGGGCCCGCCGTCCTGGGCGAACGCGCTCGGATCGAGCACGCCGTAGGATATTTCCTCGCCTTTTTCCCGCGCCAAAATTCCTTTGCCGACCTCGCCGGCATGCAGTTTCAGGCCGACATTGGGCTCATTCGGCCGCATCCCGTACCATTCCCGGTAGCGCACCATGGCGCCGCGCGGGATCACGCGGCCGTGAACCTGCCATTCGTCCGAAGCCACCGCCCACCACCCGACCGAGAACGGCGAGGCCGAGCCCCAATCCATCGAGCGAAACCGCATCCAATCCTTCGGGATTTCGAACGGCTCGATCACATGCCGGCCGGTGTTCCAGCAGTCGAAGAAGGCGCCCAGCGTCACCGACCAATCGCCGTCCAGCCAGGCCTGCACCAATTCCTTGCTGCCGCTCGATCGCAGCCGCTGCTTGTACGCCTCCACGTCGATGAACTGGTTGTTGCCGACCTTCGACGGGATGAAGATGCGCTCCAGCCCGGTGACCGCGTCCACGATCACCTTGTTGCCGAGCGGCGCCGGGTCAATGTAGCGCGTCTTTATCCACTGGTGCCCCGGGCCACCCGGATTGCCCGTGAGCCGGATACCCACAGGCACGCCAGAACCGGATCGTAGCGTCGCGAACAGTTTGAAAATCGGGGCCGGGGAGGGAAAATTCCCCGCCTCCTCGATGTAGAGCCTGGAGTAACTGTGGCCCTGATAGAGCTCGGCGTCGGCGTCGCGCTCCAAGTAAGCGAACTTGAGGCGTGCTCCACTGGGATCGCGCCATGTTTTCTCCTGCTCGTTGTAGGCCCACTTGAGCGGCCCGTAGATCATCCGGCTGCGCTCGATCGTGTCCATCAATTCGGTGCGGGTTCGCCGCAGCATCAACCCGGAGGCGTTGATGCCGTGCTCGTTGGCATGGCGCATCCAATCGCCGAGCATGCCATCGGTTTTGCCGCCACCGCGCGCGCCGCCGAAGAACACCTCGAAAATCGGGCATTCGAGGAGCGCCCACTGGGCGAAGTTGCCGCCCGGCGACCAGATTGTTTTTACTTGGTCAGTTTGTGCGTCCATTGCCGTTCACAGTCGGCGCCGGCAGTGCCGTCAATTCAAGGGTGTCAGGAGTTCCGTACTTCTTGACCCACTCCTCCTTGGTCAGCACCTTGGGCAATTCGGCCACATAGCGCACATTCACATCCGCGCTGATCAGCGTGCGGGTCAGGTCGGGCACCACCTTCTTGAGCAGGCAATCGATCGCGCGCACTTGCGCCATGCTCAGATCGGCCAGCTTGCGGCCGTTCTTGTCCACTTCGCTGAAGATGAATTG